TTACTTAGAAGCGTTTACCTGTGCGGTATTTTCTGCATGACCATACGTCCGGTCAATTACACCAACAGGTTCCACTGGTGCTGTATGTGGAATAACCCAGCCGCTTTCACTTATACTACCTCGTGTAAGATATTTAGCTTTTACCTTAACGATAATAAGATGATGCCCCCTGCTGAAGCGGTCTGCAACACTAAGTTCTGTTGTATATTCAGGTGCAATTCTTCCACTCCGAACCTGCTGCCTGGCTGTTTCTTCAGAGACAGGCAATACACTAGAATCGGCGCCCTCCACACCTCCTGCTGTTTTAAACTTAATAATATTTTCAGACTGCGGACCAATTGTCCCCCTGCATAATACAACTTCTGTCTCGCCTGCTGCAGCATCACCACCCTGGTGTTTTTTATAAATACTTTGCACATTTTCTTCTGCTGTAGGATATAAATCCTCTGATAGGGAAGGAATCATATCCTCCAGTAATGGTGAGTCATCTTCAATATCCAGAAGTTCTACATCATAACCAAAGTCGCCTTCTCTTAACTCCGAATAAGGTTTGTCAACATGCCGAATAAGTCCTCCCCCTTTCAGCCCAGAGGCCTTATAAAATTTACCGTCAGAAGTTCTATAAAATGTCATGCCTGCATTTTTTCCGGTATCAGAAAAGGTTCCCTGATACGTTTCTGAACCAGGCTCTTTAGTTAAAACGACCTCCCTATCGCCATATTTTATCGTATTAGGTGCTTCCGTTGAAAATGGTGAAAATGATTTTTGTTTTCTATAAAACCTTTCTCCTGACTGTTTATAATAACCATGAATTTCTTTATCAAACCCTGTAGCGCGATAGAGTCCATCGTTTCCCTCAGGATTTAACTCAAGAATTTTCTGATTGCTTTTTTGATAAATAAAATCAGTACCTTCTATTGACTCTATAACTTTATAATTATTCCCTTTTTGAATCGGCGATCGTATTACACCTCGTTCTATTTTATTTTCAACAAATTGGAGGCCCGTATACTTTGCGTTTGACGCCCTTTCTGTAAACTTTGCTTCTGCAACAGGGATAGCTTCCATACCAACACGAATAATATCCTGAACGTAGCCACATACATCAGCAGACTTTTCCACAACAGCCCGATTAAGAATACTGCTGGTACCAGCCAGAGCATTAAAACCAGGGACAAAACTCATTATACTATTCCAGATAGTTCCCAAAAGATGCAGCCCCTCCCTCGATGCCGGAGACAACGAGGACTCAGTTCGATGATGCCGTGAATCATCGATATCAAAACTCAGCTCAATCAACCCTCCTAAGCCCTCCTGAATAACCTTATTAAATCCATAAACGAATTGTTGACCATCATTCATGGATGAAACTTTACTCTTGAAACGTTCAAGAGCTTGAACCTGCCTTTCATGTTTTTGTTCTGTTGTCAACCAAATAGATGCTGAAATATCTTGAGCTTCATGAATAAAGCCAGTAACAGCACTCTGTATCATTTTACTCATATCAAACGCATCTAATATATTACACTCCTCCATATGTTTTTTTATATGTTCTTCCGATTTATAAAATTTCTCCGCCCAGCCTAATTGTTTGTGAATAGCTAATTTCATTAACCTATTCTGAATACCACTACGGTTATTTTTTATCACCTTTTCAAAATGCCGTGATAACTTATTGTTTACTATTATTTTTCTTGATATCCTGTTTATATCACCCTCTCTAATTTGACCAGAAACTTTTAACTTCATACATTCCTGGAGTATAGTTAAAACAATAAGATAACTTTGCTTTCTGATATTATGCTCAAGCAATATTCTATAACCCTCATTTCTGGATAAATGATGAATGACGAGCTGAGCCATTTTAAAAAGCGTTTGCAATTGGCGAACATTGAATGGTTTTGGTTTTGATGTATTTTTTTTATGCAGATTAATATCTTCAAGAACTCTTGAAATAACATCACGGCCATATAGTTTTTCAAAACTTGGGGTGTAGGGGTTGATGAATTTCATTTTCAAGTGGTGTAAATAATGGCCAGATTCCTTTCTTTCTGGATGAACCACCATATCTCTGGCTAACATTTCAAACATTTCGTACTGACGTTCCAATCGATCTATTATAAATTGGTAAAATGTAACCCTACTCTCATCATGAAGTATTATAATCGCTCCTTTTTGTATATAATCACCTATCTTTTTAAGCATATACTCGCTGGCAAGATTCCTCCCATTTTCGGGCCATTTACCTGTTTGTGAAAACACAATTAATTCGTCAGCCCCTTTTATATACTCATTTTTTTGCAAATCATTCAGGACTGAAAATAGCTTACCCATCAGCCCAGCATTTTTCTCGATTATCTCTCCAAAATAATCTCTGTTCGGCTGCTGCGCGGGATGCTCCTCTGGAAGAGCTCTCGGATATCGTTGTTGTTCTTTATAGAGGGGGAGATTACCTTCTGGCTTTTCATACTTGTCTTTTACTTCAGCACTATACGGCATTGCTGTTACTTTGGATGAGAGTAATAAACCTGCCACAGTGATACTCTTTATATTTCTTTCTATTTTAACAGTGGCTACTGGCTGAAAATTATTACTGCTATGAAAAGATGAAAAAATTTGTTTTTGAATTACCTCCCCCTCAAATATGATTTGCTCAGTACTTTTAGGTAGAGCAGTTACGCTATCAATATTAAATAATACATGCTCATCGCTCACCCCTGCCTGAGAAAAACACAACGATGCATGTGCCATTGCCGTAGAATCAATCTCCTTACAAATAACATTAGAGTATATATTTGTAGCATCATGATTCACCTTCAAATCATCGTACAAAATATGCTTCAAAAATAAATCCAATAATATTTTTTCTGATGTTATTCTAGTTTCACAGTCGTGAAATTCAGGATCGACAAGAAAGCCTTTCTTATCAAACGGCAACGATAAATACACACCACTCCCTTCAGTATTTTCGTAACTATAATTTGGGGATACTTTCACTTCACACTTACTGGTATCAATATCGTTATTTATACTATGGTTCACCTTATAATTAACCAATCTCCGAAAGGTTGGACTATTCGAATAATAAAAATCCAAAGTTGATTTAATATCGTCACATATAATATCCGCCGTTGGTTCAAAGAAAAAATCAAAAATATTTAAGCTATATTCTTTTTCATCTCTTGCCATCTCATCCAAACGAGTATACTCTTTTGGTAAATTTGATACTTGCTCATGAAAAACAGTATCCTGACACGCCTTATCCAAAGCTGAAAGGTACTGTATGGTATCCCAGGTTCTGACACCTTTTGCCTTTGAATTCTCCTGTAATGGCTTAGCAGCTATATGTTCTAATGTTATGGGCATTATTCTCCCCCTGTGGCTCAATAAGTATAAGTACAGGCACCAGGCACCAGATCTGTACTTCGTTCGGACTACATCAGGATTGATTTTTAACTCTTAGCATTAAAATGTTACCATTAGCATATGCAAGAGAATTCTAACCAACAGACAGCAAACAACAATTAAACATACTGTGTTATTTATTAGATGATAACCCCTTGATTTATTATAAGTATAAAAGTGCATAACCAGAATTAATATAAAATAAATTATATAACTAGATATTAAATCGCATTAAATTAACATAGTATCCATTGCAAAACGTCCGCATAATTGAGTTAACTATCAGATTACCCTAAATATAAGGAAATATTATTATCTCCAACTCTGACGTATTCATATAAATTTTCACAACATCATATTATCGGCTTACAGGAATCTCCAGCCAGTCTGAAGTTGAAGTTCGATTTGCGAGCAAGCCATAATATAAATTAACTTACATGCCAAATATTATATTGCTTATCATTTTTATTTAAAGTAAATAGCTTTTATTTACTTACCTGATGATAATGAATAACGTTTAATATCTGTAAAAAAGGATACTGTAACAGTAAGGATCGTGAGTCACTACTCAATAGGTTATATTATGAAACACGTTAAGAACGTATTTTTAGCAATGGTTTTAATATTACCATCCTCACTATATTCTGCTCTTACAATAGCGGCAGACTCTCAAGATCATAAAAAAGAAGAAACAATTAAGCCAATGCCTCAAAAGTGGTGTGAGCTTTGGCGTGCTGACATGCCCCTCCCTCCAGATTTTTTTAAAATGTGTAGAGGTTATTGAGTATAAATTTAATATACTAACCAGTAACCATATCAGTTATGACAGACAGGCCTTCTTCATATTTGCTATAAATAAGGCCTGAGCTTTCCTGACAAATTATAAACTACTGGCTGGTTTCTCCGGCCAGGCAGGATTTGAGGTATCCACACGGTTTACCCGAACGCGATACTTTTTCCACTCGTCGAGTCGGGCTTTCTCATCATCTGTTGCGATTTCAAGATCAACAGCATCCTGTAATGGCGCGATTTTCTCCGCTGCCATTTGCAAAAGACGGTTTTTGGTCCCTTCAGCTTCACGAAGTCTGGCCGCTGTTTCCGCAGCTTCATCCTTCACCCACGCCTTACCATCCCATTTCTGGTATTCACCGTCTGGCGAAACTGATGTGACATTTTCGGGCAACGGGCCGGGGTCGGAGATATACATCTGATTACCAGTTGTTGTATCGTAAACCGTCTCGCCACGATGGTCTTCTTTCAGACTCCACGTTTCGGTTTCAGCGTCAAATACCGCAATATGACTGGCGGGAATATCAGGGGGCGCAATATCCGTACAGTTTGCCGGTAATCCAGTGTGCGGCGGGATATATGCATCACCTGCGCCAATAAATTCGTTTGTATCTGAACGAAGATTAAAAATTTTAATTGTCTGCGGGGCGTCGCTCATTTTAAAAGTCATTATGCCAGCCTCACTATGTAGTTAAATGCAATATTTTTAACCGTGGTTTCCGCATTACCGTCTGCGTCCACAATAACGACGTGTCCGTGTGGACCGATATACATGGTGTGCTCATGTCCTCCGATATAGTCCTGCGCCCCTTCCAGTTGCTTTTGCATTGTTGTCACTCGCTCTTTGAGGGTGAAATAATCCCGTTGAGCGGAGTCTGCCAGTCTGGGGCGGGCTGCATTATCCACGCGGGCGGCGTAGGTGGATTTACCTGTCGGCATTGCGGGACAGGTGGCGTTGACGAACAGGCGACGGCGGCCAGCGGCAACGTCATCGCGCAAAGCATCATTTTCAGCTTTTGCATCGGCGAGTTCCTTCGTGTATTTTTCATCAATGGCGGCAACGTCGCGCTGGCGCTGCGTCATGTCGGTAATTGTCTCGTTCGCCAGCTTCAGGTTGTGAGTAGCAGTATCACGCTGGTACTTGTAAGTGATAGCGTTATTGCGGTAGTGATTTGCCAGCCGACCGGCAACAATTAGCGAGACGAGCAACAGGCCAACAAACATCGTTTTCCAGTTGAACATCATGACAGGAACAGAGCACGCTCCGCCTCACGCCGACGGGTAAGCCCGTTCAGTACTTTGCCACCAGCCTTATTCCAGCGCAGGAACTCATCAGCGGCGCCGGCGTAATCACCAGCGTTTAGCTTCCGCAGCAGAGTTGATGAGGATAATGTCCGGGCGCCGAGGTTGTACGCGAACGACACCAGCGCATCAAACTGGCCTTGCGTCAACTTGACCTTAACCAGTTTGGACACATCATTTTCATAACCGACTAAACCAGTTTTAAGCAAGCGCTCGGCAGTAGCCTCGTCAATCATCATTCCGGGCTTAACTGGCTTACCGTCAACAGAGTGGGTCCAGCCATAACCAATCGTCCAGGGATCTCCCCCCGTTCCCGGGTCCGGATAAGCTGTCAGGCTACAACCTTCAAACTCTTTGATTAGGGTAATGCCTTTTTCACTGATTCTCATCATTAACCCCTGCACGTTTTTTGAGTGCGCTAATTGCGATTTCGCGCAGCTTGTCCACACCGACAAAGCCAATAATTCCGCCAACGAAAGGCGAAATGGAAACCGGCAGGCCTACCACATCAAGCGCACTGGTGACACATAAGGAAAGAGCGCCACACAGGACGCCCTCAAGCCATTTATTTTTACGGGTGGCGCCGTCGTATATCAGTCGGCCGTAGGCAATGAGTCCGGCCATTAACGCCCCAAGTATCTGGGGCCACGCATTTTTGAGTCCGGTCAAAACCGCAGCCCAGAATTCAGGAGTCTTGTCATTCATTTTCATAAGCCTCACCTCCGATGATTTCGGATGGTAACTAGAGTGAGTGAAATGGTTGGGTTGCAGGGTTTAATATCTTGTAAAACAGGATTGCCTGTGGTTGCAGAATCTGAAAGTAAAATCACGCAGAGTACAATTTTAATGGAGGTGAGTCACAAATACTGCAAATTTAGCTTTTAGCTTAATTGATTGCGTGCTGAGTGAATTCTGTTTGACAAAAACATGCTATTTATAGAATGTTAATTCCATGTAATAAAAAGGATGTGTAACTCATCATGCCAGCGGGAATTAAACCAATATTTATCAATAATATGATGTCAACATATGGATTATCCCATCCTCATGACAGCAAGGTATTTCCAGACCTTCCAGAACACCAAGATAATCCTTCGCAATTACGCCTCCAACATGATGGTCTTGCTACCGATGATAAAGCCAGGCTGGAACCAATGTGTCTTGCTGAATACCTTATCTCTGGACCAGGAGGAATGGATCCTGATATCGAAATTGATGATGATACCTATGATGAATGCCGTGAGGTGCTATCACGCATACTTGAAGATGCATACACTCAAAGCGGGACATTCCGCAGACTGATGAATTATGCCTACGATCAGGAATTGCATGATGTAGAACAACGCTGGTTGCTGGGAGCCGGAGAAAACTTTGGTACTACCGTAACTGATGAGGACCTGGAGAGTTCAGAAGGCAGAAAAGTGATTGCCCTCAACCTGGATGATACAGACGATGATTCAATACCAGAGTACTATGAAAGTAATGATGGCCCACAAAAATTTGATACAACACGCTCATTTATTCATGAAGTAGTACACGCGTTGACTCACCTTCAGGACAAAGAAGACAGTAATCCAAGAGGCCCGGTAGTCGAGTATACCAATATTATTTTAAAAGAGATGGGCCACGCAGCACCTCCAAGAATCGCCTACGAATTTAGTAATTGATCCCCTCCAGAAACGCAAAAGCCCCGCGGTGTTATCCGCAGGGCTTGAATTTGCTTGGTCGACGATTGAAACTATGACGACGATATCAGATTTACATAAAATATAGCCGTTTTAATCCAGTTTTGCAATCACCACGTCGCCAGTGTCTCAACCAGCCGGTCACGTTTGATGATTATCCACCCCATCTGGCGAAGGTCACTTAATATGCTCGATACTTTGCCGATAAATACGTCGTCAGGCAGAGGTTGGGTATCAACAGTACCGTCAGGGGACACCGTTACAATGAAACGCCGTTCTTTCGGAAATGGAATCGCGGGATGGGACTGACGTGCTGAAACAGGTTGCTTCTGGTTGAAATAACAATCCTCCAGCTTCTCGAATACTTCCCATGCCTGATCGGTTTCGAGCATTTTAGCGTGGCGGGCAGCGCCGCGTTCTGTCCAGAGGATTAGGGAACGGGCATTTTTACCAACTAACCCGATTGTTTCGGGTCTGTTCTTGAACTCGCGTAATTCGCTTTTTTCAATTTTAAAAAAATGCTTTCCTACAACGAATCGCGTGGTGTTGTTCAGAAAGTTATCAGAAATGTTTTTGATTTTTGTGCCGTATAAGTACGCCAAAAGTTCGGTAGTAATAACGGGAATTTGGTTATGGGTAATCGGGGAAAGAGTTTCGACAGAGATTTGAGTGGTCATGGTGACGCCCTCCGGTGATTGTTTTGTTTATCACCACCGCCGACGCCAATCGGATTGGGTGATGAGACGTACAGGGTTGGCGTAACCGGATCACCGACCGGCGAGCCTTTCGGCTCCCCCATACGCCCCACCATAATTCAGATGCGCGTATACAAACGACAATAAAAAACACGCTCGCGGCGTGTCTCTGTCGCGGTGAAATTCCGGGACGCCAATCCCGACGCCAGATTTTGCTGGCGTACTGGGAATATAGCCCCGGATAACTCTTTGTGTCAATTAAGTGCGTATAGGTTGAAAGCCACCTGTTCCGAACGCGAGTCCGATACACTCAAAAGAGACGCCTGATCAAGACGCAGAAATATCGTGCGCATGGTCAGCCAGTGTCTGGTGAAGGTTTCTGACCAGTTCTTTTCGCTAACGCCTACCAGGCCCGCTAAATCTTTATATTGATAAACCTCACGCCCGGCTAATTCAGATTTGACATCCTGCGCTGCAAGCCAGATAAGTTTCTTCAGTCGTTCCACTGTCTTGCCAGCCATCTTCCTCCCTGCAAGCTGCTGTCTGAACTCGCACCACGCCCAACTTGTTATTTCGACCTGGTGTTCCCAGCAGGTATTCTCACTGTAATTCCACAACAACCACGCCTTGTAGTGTTCATCAAGTGAAAGAACCGCCCGGCGCCATGAGGCAGTGGAATATTCCACAGGCTTCACCAGCGGGATAGCGCTTCCTTTCGCCAGCGACTGCTTGCCGGGGATTGGCGGGCTATTTAACGTTATCCAGCTTTCTGTTTCCTCGTCCCAGATACGCTGTTTTTTTCGGGGATAGTTTTTCGTGTCGAATTGCGCGTTCTCCAGCCAGGCCAGAAGCTGCCCTTTAGTCTCCCCGCTTAAATCGGCTGTCGCTACCATTAGCTGTTCACGTACATACTGGAGGTATAGAGCGTTCATTGAGTAAATCCTGTGAACTGATAAATACGAACAAAATTGCGCAGGATGCGGTAGTCAACTAACACCGACCCCGGACGGCGGTAAATACGGAGGCGCTGCCAGCGTATGCGGAGTATGTCGATCAGTTCTGGTTTCATGCTGCATTATCCTGTCGACGTGCGCGGCGCTTCTCCAGCGCCCGGGCTTTGCGGGTGAATATGGATTTGATGCGTTTCAGGTACGGGATATCGAAACGGCGTGGCGCATTGTCTGATTCAAGACGCTCCACCCTTTCGAGGCCTATACGCCTGATGAGGCGGATTCGGTATTCGACCGCATTCCCGCTTAACTGCCGGTTGCAGCGCGTGCAGGCCGAATGAACGTTGAATACGTTGAATTTGAGATGTGAGGCGGCACCGCGCGAGCGGTAATGGCTTGCATCGATGGCGCTTCCGGTCAGGAAGTTGCTTTTACCAACCAGCGGCGCATCGCAGCTAATGCAGGGTTTACCTTCATCCCGTATCCGGATGTAACGGTTAAAAGCGGCCTGCGCCTCTTTATCCCACTGAGCTTTAGTTTTGAACGACTCAAGCTTAGCCTGGCGGCGCTGGCGTTCGGCTTTATCCGCCTGGTGTTTCTCCTTGATACGCCTGGCTGCGGCTTTAATCTTTTCTTTGGCACGCAGTTCCAGAGCGTAGATAGCGCCATGTTCAGGACAACACCAGACAACGTTGCTATAAGCAGGATGAAACCATTCGCGGCAAACTTTGCACTTACGGCGCGGTAATTTAGCCATGCTCACCCCCAGACCTTTTGGCGTAAGGATTTTGGCGTCCGCACCCGGCGTGCATATTCAGGTAATTTCGCGCTGACAGTCCAGGTAATGAAGTCAGGGTTCAGGCTCTTTTCTGTCCTTATGCCCCGATTCTGATAATCCGATATCAGAGTGTCGGCCTGCTCGGTTGTACAGTCGTGATGATGGAACCAGGAGTATTTCATCGCCATCACCCCGCAAAGCTCATGAGCTGGGCGGCGGCGTTCTCGGCCTCGCGCTGAGTACGGAATGTACGTGATAAAATCCAGCGCCAGAGAACATCAAGCGCGGATTTATACAACTGCTGAAATTCGACCTCATCCATGCTGGAAAAAGCGATGCTGCGGGGATGTTTGCGAAGGGTGCCGTCCGGTAACTGGATGGCGTCATAGTGACCAGCCTCAACCGTCACCCATGCGCGGTATGCATCGAAAGATTTACAGAGGCTAATTCCGTTTGTTACCCGGCGGTTTGCAATCTGTTCCAGATACTGTTCAGCCGCATCCAGTAATGCGCTTTCATTCCCGCCATATGCAGCGAGAAACTTTGCATAACCGTTTACCAGTTTGCGCTCATTGGCAGAAATGGCGCCGCCGGTGGGTTCCCAGTATTCAAACCCAAGATTAAGCAACGCAAAAAAGCGGCGATGGAATGCAGGATTCCTCACCTGACGGAACTCAGCCACCAGCACGGCGCCGAGTTTGATTTTTGATTGCAGAATATCACTGGTCTCCGGCGTTGCGGGGATCAGAATTCCAGATGACTGCTTGATGAGTTGTAATTCGTGCGCCATGGTGTTCTCCGTGGCGCAGCAGGTGCAGGTTGTTCAGGCCTACATTTGAAGTGTATCAAAGCAACGGGTAATTCGATAGCCTGCCTTTTCTAACATTTGCGTAAATAATGTTGGAGTTCCAACTATGTCATCAGGATGAAGGGGAATAAAAGATATCTCGTCACCACGACGATACATCAGAGCGCGTCCGCTATCCGGAATACTACCGAACCTTGCCACTACACAATGATCGTAACAACGTATAACCGCATACCCTGATTCTGGTAAGTCTTCTAACATGTAACCCCCCGTCACACTGACTTTATTTCTGGAAACGTCTGCGACTCCACGATGCTTAATATGCATAAAACCAGTCGTCAGCGCTTTCCCACGTTTCCTGCAGAATGCTCTGTATACGTTTTTTATCGCCATCAGCAGCACCGACGATACTCAGCCCATCCTGACTACCGCGACGGATGGTTAAGTTGCAGTTTTCATACTGATTCTGGAGACGGGTAATTAATTCTTTTTCAAGCGCAGGAACGGCACCTTCCGGAAGCTGTTTTGTCCGGCTGATAACAAGTTCAATTCTCATAATTCCCTCTACATTTAACTACTGTATATAAACACAGTATACCTGTTAGAAAGAATATTCAAGAGGTGAATAGCACTTTTTGCAAAAGCTAGCATGTTGTTTCATATCAGATTTTAGGCGAAAAACTCGCCGTAGCGAGTTCAGATAAAAGAAATCCCCGCGAGTGCGAGGATTGTTATTGCTGCGGTGGTTCTGGCAGTGACATCCAGTGGGTTACACCGATAATTTCCATACCCTCCCAATAGTCAAAGAACCCATCATCGTCGTATGTAGCAACGAACATCCCCTGACCCAGACATTTTCCGGTAAAAATTGCGATGGGTTTAGATTCATCATTATCTGGCATTCGCTCACTACAGCTTATCCAGCCATCCGGAGTTAACGTTGATTTTCCAGCAGGAATATTTTCCGGAATATTTTGTCGTGCGTTTTGTGGTTGCTCGACCCCCTGAAGCATGGCAGCGCGGCAGGCGTTCCATATTTTCTGTGCCAATAACTTATCGCCTATGTTATGCGCCAGCAGACTGACAATTTGACCAGCCAGGCCTTTTGGCATTTCCGCTGGCACTACCGGCACTGGCTGCTCTTTGATATGTAGCCGCGGCTCACCGAATTAAAAAACAAAGCAGTGAAGCGCTATTACCAGGTCGATGCACAGAACAAAGTCGAGGCAGTGATCAACTCAATTCCAAACCCTGGCGAACCGGAAGCCGCAGAGATGTTTGCTAAAGCTGAAAGCACGCTTGGCGCTGCTAAACGTCATCTTGGCGACGAACTGCACGATAAGTACCGCGTCACCCTGGACGATATGAAACCGGAATACATCGGCTAATTGCATCGGGAGGGGTTACGCCCTCCCGCCTGAGGAGGTTTTATGCGCCTTATAAATCGCAGTAAGCAATCGCCATTGGGCCGTCGCGCATGTGATGTTGCACTGGCAGCGCATCATGAGAAGTTCGGCGATTACGGCAGACAAAAGCACGTTACCAATTACACCGTTGTAGTGGATGGCGTAAAGGTTCCTGTCGAAGTAGTTAACCGGGCCACCAGCTACGTAGCCACCGCAATGATCGGCGTCCGGAAACTTAGAAATCTGCCCGCACAGACAAAATGAATATTAGCGATGGCCCGTTGCGGGGCCAATGGAGAAAACGATGAGCAAAAAAATTAGAGACTTTGAATTGATGAGCACCAGCGAAATTTGCTGTCAGCTAAGGATTTCTTCCAGGACGCTGGATCGTTACCGTAAACGACCAAGCGACAACAACCCATTCCCGGAGCCAGACTGTTCATATATGGGTGGCTCCAACAAATGGCTTAAAACTAAAGTCAATGAGTGGCTGGTCCGGGAAATGTCACGACCAACACGCCGTCCAATGTCGCATCTGAATCTGCCCCGTGACAACAAAGGTCGACTCATCCGGTCTGACGTGGCGTGA